CGTCGGCTTCGGTGAGGTTCCAAAGGATGCACTGGCGCTCGCCCTTGCCGGGAACGTCAGTCCACTCGGGCCGAAAGCGTATGTAAAAAACAATCCGGCCCTTGGGCAGCGTCACGGTCGGCGGGACGATGGCCCAGTCAGGAACCGCGGCCGCGGTAGCTTCAGCCGCCGGGCTCGTTTCCTCACCGTCCTCGTCGCTCCCCTCGTCCTCGACAGTAACGGCCGGGGCAGCAGGCTTCTCGGCTAGCGGATCCGCCGCCTCACCCTTCTGCACCTCGTTGAACACCTCGCTGAAACTCTTGTCCTTCGCGGTAGTCGTTTCCACGCTGCGCCTCCTACAGATTCTGCTTCGCCTTGGCGAGCTCAGCGCGCACCTCGGTGCGGATGAACTCAGGCAACATCTTGGTCGCCTTCGAGAGGATCTTCAACCCCTTGCCCTCGCCGCCGAAGATGCCGCGCTTTTTCATGGACATGATGATGGCCCACGCGACCTGCGCCGCTTGCACGTTTGCCGCTGCGCGCGAGATGCGGTCGCTGCCGCGCCCAACGAGCCCCTTGCGGAGTACCCACGCCGTGATCGCGCTGACCATCGCGCTGCCGGGCGCCACGTGCCCTGCAGCAACCCCATCCTCGATGGCCCCCGCGTACGGCACGGAGTTGTAGACCCTCGCCCCGTACTCGGTCGCTTCCGCGCGCCACCCCGCCTTGTACGCCCCGCGGTCGACGGGCATGGGGCCGGAATTGGGGATGATGTCGGTCTGGATGTGCGAAACGAGTTTCTGCCCAGCCCCAAGGAGCCCGCGCTGCGCCGCCTGCCGTAGCTTGCCCTTCAGCGATGCGACCCAGACTCCGGCCTCGTTGAGACTGATCTCCCTCACGGCGATGGGCCGTGGTTGCTTCGGTTCACTGCGCGCCTCCGTTCAACAGGTGGGCTCCTGGTTTGGCTGTCGGAGGCGCCCGACCTATGGACCCGCCGCGAAGAGGGTTGTCATAGGAAAGCCGCCCCAGGCGCCCATAGGGGTGGGCCCGCGCCGGGGCCCGCTGCTAACTGAGCTGGACCGAGAAGTCGTTCGCCTCCCCCTCCAACTTGACCTTCACGTAATCGCCGCGCGAGGAGATGTTGTGGGGGAGCGCGCCGAAGTGGACGTCGGGGATGAGGACGGTCGGCGTGTCGCCGTTCGGGTACGACAGGACGGCGGTGATGTTGAACACCACGTCGGGCGTGTTGCGGCGGGAGCGGTCGAGGAGCGCGTTCATGAAGGTGAACCAGTCCTGCGTGTGCAGGTGGAGCTCCATGTCGAACTTCACGCCGTTGTAGATGTCGTCCTTGCGGTTGTTCTTCTCGCCGAGGTACCCGGCGACCTTCAGCTCCACCTGGACCTCCAGGTTGAAGTTCTGAATGTCCGTCAGAGTGTCCTCGAGCGCCCCATCACGGATGATGAGGATCTGGACTTCTTGCCCCTTTATGCGCTGAGCAGGCATCTTAGACTCCTATGTGTGTGCTACGCTGCGCGCGTGCGTTTGATCGATCTCACGGGCAAGCGGTTCGGGCGTTGGACAGTGCTTGGGCGCAGTCACACGGGGCAGTGGCTCTGCCGCTGCGTTTGCGGAAACGAGAAGTACCTCGATGGCGCAGTGTTGCGCGGAAGAAGCTCCACGTCCTGCGGCTGCTTTCGAGTCGAGCGCGGTCGAGAGATCGGCAAGCGCAGTCGGCTGCGCCACGGAGAGGCTCGCGGCCGTGGTACGCCCGAGTACCGCGTCTGGGCCGACATGCTCAGCAGGTGCGGAAACCCGCGCCACGTAAACTACCCCAACTACGGCGCGCGAGGGATCGTGGTGTGCGAACGCTGGCGCGTGTACGAGAGCTTCCTCGCTGACATGGGGCGCAGACCGCCCGGCACCAGGGGGCGTCGCCCCCTGTACTCCCTCGACCGAAAAGACAACGACGGGCCCTACTCCCCGGAGAATTGCCGTTGGGCAACTCCCGAGGAGCAGAACAATAACCGTCGCAAGCGTCGTGTACACGCCGTCTCCTTTACGCCGCCAGAGGCAGCACCTCGTTGACCTGAACCTGTTCGCCGACCGTGGTCTGCAGCACGATGGCATCCAGCGACGCGAGCGTCCGCACCTTCACGATGATGCGGAACAGGCCCTGTCCCAGCGTGGTGGGCGTGTTGCCGCTCTTGTCGTCGACCGTGAACCCCGCGATGCGCTGCAGGGCCGGGTTCTCCTTGCTCAGGAGGTCGGTGAGGAACTGCCTGATCTCGGCGGTGATGGCCTTGCGCCGCGCCTGCGTACTCAGCTTTTTGCCGAACGCCGTCATGCGCAGCGCGAGCGTGTCCTGCACGAAGTCCGCCATGCGACGGCGGCTGATGCGGACCAAGCTGGGGAACACGTTCGGGTCGACCGACGTGACCCCCGACTGGAAGAACGCGGTACCGGCGTCGATGCGCAGCGCGCAGATTCCGGCCGCCTTGAAGGCTTCGTAGTCGAGGATGGTGAAGCCCTGCGCGTTGGGGCTCGTCTCGAGCCCGTTCACGCCGCCAGTGAAGGAGGTGAGCTGCCCGGGGTTCTCCTCGGGGGGGAGCTGGCTCATGATGCTGGCGAGGAAGCCGTCCGCCCCCACGTCCACGTTCCCAGTGGGCGTGAAGCCGGGGCCGCCGGACAGGCCACGGTTCGCGATGATGGGCACGAACGTGTTGGCCTGCGGGTAGCAGTAGACGACGCGCTGGTCACGATACGCCCCCACCCCGGGCTCGGCGATCGTGCTCTGGGCCGTCTGCTTGGTCGTACCGAGCGGAGTCCTGACGAGCGCCATCCGCCCGAAGCACCCGTTGGCGCTCGCGTCGAGCGCGTTCTGGCGGATGCTCTTGCGGACCTGGTTCGACTGCCGCGCCGAGTAGATGATGTTGGCCTGCTTAGCGACGCTGTTCACGTCGAGCGTGGACGCGAGCGCGAGCACGTACTGGGAGTCCAGCTGCGGCTCCGTGAGCGCGTTGGTCGTCGGGGTGATGTTGATGACCGAGAAGCTCCCGATGTCCGGGGGGTTCGTGACGGTGACGATGGTGCCGGCGAGCACGGCCAGCCCAGACCCATCGTCCTGCGCGAACCTGATCTTGACGACGTAGGGGCCGCCGAACGGCACCTGCGTGCCGCCGATGGTGATGCCGGTGGCGCCGAATACCACATCCTGCATCGTGACGAAGTTGGTGCCGGTCGCGGTCGTCACGAGGGTACCCGCCGGGAGAATCCCCGGGAGCACGGGCGCGGCGTTGAACGTCCCCGCCGTGAGCCCGATCGACACGAGCGTGGCCGCGGTACCGCTGATGCGAATCTGCCCAGTCCCGTCAGCCTTCGTCCCGATGAGGCGCAGCTGAGTCGCGCCGCCGTCGGAGAAGGCCGCCGTGAACCCAGCCGCGGTGTTGATGGCCGTGACGAGCGCGGCAATGAGCTCGCCGTTGGCGACGGCGACGTTGAAGTTCGGCCCCGTATCGAACCCGAGCGTCAGCGTGCCGACCACGGCCGGGCCGTAGGTCGTGCCGACGACATCGGCCTGGTACGACGCGATGGCCGTCTGCCCCTGCGTGAACCCCAGCGCCGCAGCCGTCACGGCGCCGATGAGGATGGTGTTGTTGCCCCCCGCGACCGTGTTCGAGATTCGCAAGCGGCCCTGCGAATCCGTTTCCACGAGCGTGTTGGCAACGGCGGCCTGGATGATCGACTTGATCTCCTGCGGCGTCACGGCGGCGATGTTGGCGACGTTGCCCGTGCCGAACGCCGTCGTCACCGTAAGCCCCAGCTTTACGAGCACGCCAGCGCTCGCGCTCACGACGCGCACCTGCGCGCCGGTGCCGAGCTGGACGCTGGTCAGCTGCACTTGACCTCCCGCGTTGGCGGCGAAGGCGAACCCCGCGAACTGGTTGATACGCGCGACGACCTGCGCGATGGCCGCGTCGGTGGACTGGAAGAAGACCGTGAAGTTGCCGACGCCGTCGAAGCCGAGCGTCACGCTGTCCCCGTTCGCCATGCCGCCGACGAAGCCGGCACCCGTGACCTGCGCTGCCGTCGCGCTGAACGTCGCCGTGGAGTAGGTCCCGGTGGGCCCCAAGTCGATGGCGATGGTCTGGCCGGGGGACAGCGTGTAGCGGAACTGGGCGGCGCCCGTTACGAACGCCTGCGGCGTGAACTGCACCGAGCCTACGCTCGAGTCGACGCGGCAGAGGAGCAGGCGCGCAAACTGCTTGGCGTTCAGCTGGACGAACCCGTTGCCGTTCCAGAACTCGGGGGTCACGGCGCTGTCGGCACGGCGCGACACGGCGCACGGGTTGTTCCCCTGCACGCCGAAGTAGGTGTAGCCGAGGGTACCCCAGGTGTTCTGCAGGTCGGTGGGCCCGGTCACTTCTTGCGGCGTGTTGAAGGGCCCGTTTTCGAACTCCCCGACCAGCAGCACCGTGCCCGCACCGATGCCGGCGATGGCGCTCGGAGGCTCGAGGTCGAGGATGTTCACCGACTCGATGTTGAGGAGAACGTTCGATCCGGGGTCGAACAGGAATCGGCGAGTGAAAACGCTTGCCATGGCTCGTTGCTCCTCTTGGAGGGGATACTAAACCATCACGGGATGGGAGGCACCTGTTGTGCGTTCTTGTCGACGGACAAGTCCACCGCGATACCGAGCTGGTCGAAGTCGACGGTGACCTGCACCTGCGGCTTCATGGTGGTGTAATTGACCAGCGAAACGATGTTGAACCGCATCTGCATCTCCAACTGAGCGCGGCGGCGGTTCTTGGGGCTGTCGGGTTCGTCCATCACCTCACGGCGCAGGAGCGTAAAGCAAACCAGCTCATTGAAGTAGTTCGGCATCCTGAAGCGCAGGCCGGACATCTGCTCGGTGGGGCTGAAGGCTGTCTCGAGGCCCGCGAGAAGGCTGCGGCGCTCGGCCTTTTTCGAGGTCCAGACCTCCAGGTTGATGGTCTCCACGTACTCCGCCTGCCACTGCAGCACGGTACCGGGCGCGTAGACGTCGCGCGTCGACTCCTCCACGTACGATACGAGGCCGATCACGTCGTAACTCGCGCGCGAGTGCACGACGGCGATGGACGGAAAGACCATCTCCTCCACGTAATCCGGCCACTCGATGTGGAAATTGGATTCGGGGATGCGGAACTTCGTCGGCGGCCCCCCCGTGTCCCCCGGCCGGAAGAAGTCGAGGGTCGCGATGTACGCGGCGAGCGTCTCCAGCGCCACCGTGCGCCCGTCGACGGCGAGGGGCGGGGGGTTGGCTTTCGGCGGGAACAGCTCTCCGAAGGGCCGACCGAAGAGCAGGTCGCGAATCTTCCCGGTGATGGTGGGCATCGCGCTACGGCCCCTTCACGGAAGAGGGAAGCCCCGGCAGCGGCCCGGGGAAGTCCGGCCCGATCTGGCTCTGGCCGTAGCGGTTGTTGTCTTCGCTCACGCGCTCGAGCATGAGCGTCCAGTCCAGCTTCCCAGCACGGCGCACGGGGTAGCTCATGACGCGGAACTTGGAGCGCAGGGCCGGGTTGTCGCCACGCCCGTCCTCGATGATCTCCCAGAAGAAGTCGTACGGCTCGGGGATGTGATCCTCGTGCGGCGTCGGCACCATCTTCCCCGTCAGGATGTCGTAGGAGAACCGCACGACGCTGATCCGGTCGACGCGCACGCTGCCGACGGGGAGCGTGCCGGCGTGGAAGAAGGAAAAGCTAAGGTTGTCGAGCGAGGTCACGCGCGGGGTGGGGAGGACTTCGATGCGCTTTACCTCGCGCTCCATCCCCTCTCCGCGCTCCGCACCTCCCCAGTGAGTCCACACGAGGAAGCAGCGGTACGGGCGCACGCCGAAGTTGGTCGCCAGCTGCCGCAGGTTGTCACCCAGGGTCCCCAAACGCTGCGCGAGCGTCCTCTTCGCCTGGTCAGGCGTAAGAGGATGCGCGCGCGGGTTGAGGTTGGGCTTCGGCATTTACTTCTTGGCAGGTGCGTACTTGGCAGCGAAGGCGGGCGCCTCGGCAGCGGGCTTCTTGACGGCGAAGGTGTTGATGACGGTGCCGGCCTCGTCCACGACGTTGCAGGCGAAGGTCACCCACGCCGGCTCTGGCTGGGTCTCGAGCTGAGTGCACGCCGTGGTCAGCCCGCCGACGACTGCCTTGGCGGCGTTCGCGTCCGCCGCCGGCGAGCACGCGGTTTGCGTCGACACCACGGTTCCCGCAGCTGCGACAACGAGAATGCAAGCGGCCAGAACGATGCCGGCCGGGTTCATGATGAGGTTCTTCATCCGGAAACTCCTACGTTGATGCTCGAACCCGCGCCCCATCCCTGGAAGCGCTGGTCGAACGGGTTGGGGAGGATGCCCATGAGGTTCGCCAGCTCGCGCCTGAACCACTCGTAGCGGTCGAGGATGCGGTTGAACTCGTCGGGCCTGACGTGAATCTCGTCGATGGACGAGACGGCAAGGTTGGGGGTGTTGTCGAGGATCTGCTGCTCGACCACGTCGAGCGTGTCGAGCAGGTCGCGGAACAGCGGCTCCGCCTGGGGCAGGACGCGGTTGAAGGCGCCCTCGATGATGAACTGGGTCTGGACCCCAGCAGGGATGCCGAGCACGAACGTCTGGGACTGCTGAACATTCAGGTATCCCAGGTGGTGGCGTGCTCGGACCTTCTCCTGCTCGGTGAGCATGTTACGCGTTCACCTCTTCCAGCACGATGCCTTGCCGGCGCAGCAGGTCGAGGTCGTACTGGTTGTCCGCGATGATCTTCCCCGTGCGCATGTCGACGCGCGCCGAGTCGTACAGGACCGGCCCGCCGGCAACGACGCGAAAGCGCCGTGCTTCGACGGCCGGGCGGTTGGGGAGCTCGCGGTTGGCGGCGGGCGACACCGTGCCGGGAATGTGCACGACGCGAACGGGCTCGGGGAGAACCCCCGGCGCGCCGCCGGGGGCCTCTGCCGTAAGCTCGGCCTCCTCCGCGCCCCCGGACGCAGCTGCTACGGGATCTTTCGATGGAATGTGACGGGCCATTGGTTGCCTCCTACCTCGAAAGGTAGCAGCAAAGAGCGGCGGCTGGAGGGTGTGCCGCTCTTTGCCGCAACCAAAGCGGGCTAGATGGCCGTCTCGAGAACCACCGCGCGCTTGAAGCGCTCGGTGCCGCTCGGCCCCGTGATATCCGACGGGACCGGGAACGAGGTCGAGATGGACCACGTTGCCGACACCGTCTGCTGAAGCCGGTCCTGGGGCGCGCGCATGACGAGGCGGATGCGCTCGGTGAGGATGCTGATGCCGTTGTTCGACACGTCGAACTCGCCGATCTTGCCGACCACGCCGGCCTCGGTGACGTAGGCCGACTCGTCGAGGTACTTCTCGTACACGGAGCCCTTGCCAGTGATGAGCGTGCGGCCGATGTTGACGCCCGCGCCGTTCGTCGTCTCGCCGCCGATGCCCTGCGCGTAGACGCCGCTGGACGCAGTGGCAGTGAGCTTGCCGGAGTTGAACGACTCCGGGGACTCCGTGTTCAGGTAGAACATGACCCCGGACATGGTCCCCACGAAGCCTTCCTTGTAGATCACGTGCTCGGGCAGCGACTGGTTGAGGCGCTGGAACACGGGGTCGGCGAAGATCTGGCTGTTCTGCAGGGGCGAGATGTGGGCGTGGTAGAACCCGTCGTCGTGCGGCTGCACGTTGGCGCGCCGCAGGAACGCCACCGCGTTGATGGCCTGCTGGAGCGTGAACGTGTCGGCCGGGCCGATTGCGTCGACCGAGTCGCCCGCCGCGCTGCGCACGATGCGGGGCGCGAAGTTCGACTTGACGGCGGTGCGGATCGCGAAGATCGCGCCCACCGCGGCGCCGAGGAGCAGCGTGCCGGGGCCGTTCAGGTCGGTCGGGTCGTCGGGGATGAAGCCCACGACGGTGTTCGTCAGCTGCGCCGCGCCCGACCCGATCTTGATCGGGAGCGGGAAGCCCGTCGACACCGGCTGCGGCGCGACGTTTCCACCCGGGATGACGACGTCGGTGAAGCCGTTGAGCGAGGCCACGCGCAGCGTCGTGTCGGCAGCGGCGATGGTCGTCAGGCTGACGGTCTGCCCCGACAGGTACGCCTGGAACATCGCGTTACGTGCGATCTGGTTGATGCTCTGCCCTGCCTGCAGCCCCAGCTGGTGGATGTTGCGCAGGAACAGGTTCGCGTTGGCCGTGGTGCTGGTCGGCATGTGGGTGTCGATCGTCCCAGTGAACTGGGCGAGCGTCGCGATCCACTGCTCGAACGGAATGGCCTGCGGAAGCGGGTCGGTCCCCGGCTGGATGGGCTGCGTGATGGTGGGCAGCAACCCAGGGCGGGTCATGAAGAGCTGCTGGCCAGTGTTGGCCGGCCACTCTTCGGGCATCGCCTCGGCTCGGAAGGCCAGGTTGGGGAACAGACCGTCATGGAATGCGCGCTCCAAGAGCCCCTTCTGGTTCAGTTCCAGAACGGCTGCGGGTACGCCGAGTACGATAGTCATGGCTGCGAGTCCTCCTGCGAATGAGTTGATCTGGTCAACACTTCACAGCGGCTCTGCCTACCCGGTTCCACCTCGTTGACCGCCGGTGTCGCGTGTTGGGTCGCGTGGGGCTGCTGATCTGCTTTTCCGACCTGTTGCCTTGCCCTCTCGTCTGCTCGCGTGCTGCGCTCCCCCTTCGAGGGCCCTCTTCCACCTGTTACCGCCGGTGTCGCGTAGTGAGGGTTGGGATTGCGCGGTGCGCGTTGGGTCGACGATTGGGCAAGTAGAATGCTACGCGTGCTCCTCCCGGTAGGCAAGTTGGCCTACCAGCGATAGCCCTCCCGGGCTGCTGCCTGCTTGGCTTCGACAGAGGTCATGCTGTTCGGGCGGTTGGGGGCGAAGGTCTTCTGCGACGCGTCGCCGCCGCTCGGGGGCGGCGTGGGGCTCGTCGCATTCACCCCGTTGGTAAGCGGCGCGGTCGGTGGCTTCTTGCCCTCCTCCTTCGCCGTCGCGCTGATCCGCTGCTCGTAGTCCTTGGCGACCTCGGGGGCCTCCTTCGAGGAGAATTCCTTGATCCAGTCCTCGACCTGCGCGTCGGTGACCTTCGCCATCTCCTCCTTGGAGAAGGAGCGGCGCATCCACTTCGCCATCTCGTTCAGCGTGTAGTCCACGTAGCGCGGCTTCACGTGGCGCTCCGTGATGCGCGCCATGCGCGAGTCTTCGCGCTCGTACACGCGATCCTCCTGAATCGTGCGCTCGCGAGCTTCCGCTTCCAGCGCGCGCTGCTCGGACTTGGCCGCGTCCTCCTTCAGCTTCTCCATCTCGGAGAGCGCGGAGCGACGCCGCTCTTCCTCCTTCGCCTCGAGCTCCTCAGCGCGCGCGAGCTTCGTCTTGATTGCGTCGAAGTCGTCCGTGCCGAACCGCGACTTGAGCTCGGCTGCGGTGTGCTTGGCAAGGCGCCTGTCGAGCGCCTTGCGCGGCATGTGAATGAGCTCGGCGTCGGTCGGGATGTCGTCGTCGTCGTCCCCGACCGTGACCTCTTTCTTCTCGGTCTTGGGCGGCGGCGCCGGCGGGGCAGCCTGCTGGCTGGGGGGTGCGGGGGGAGGCGGCGCTACCTTCGACTCGGTTGCAGTCGTGGGCGGCGCCGCATCATCGGCGGGGTTCTTCGGTTGCGCCTCCGGCATGTGTCACTCCTTCGCGGGCTTCGAGAGAGAACTAGATGAAGTTGCTGACCGCTTCCAGCAACGCGTCGACATCCGTCGCCGAGTAAACGCCGAACTTGACGCGCGCCGTGCCGGCAACCACGTCGCCCGCGTTGAAGATGACGTTTGCCTTCGCCGCGTCCAGCTCGACGTGACCGAGCGCGGTCGCAGTCGCAGGACCGTCGATGATCTTCTTCCCGACGACGACGCCGACAGTCACCTCGGCCTCGAACAGGTACATGGCCTTGAAGGTGGCGGGGATCGCCATGGAGCTCCCCACGACGGGGAGCGTGAGCTCGACCACGTCGTACTTGCCGGGCAAGTACAGGAGGTCGACGCTCGTCCACGCGTCCGCGCCGTGGAACACGAGGTCGCCGTTCGGCGAGATGCCGACATGGTTCGCGGCGGGGTTCGCCGCCGCGCCAGTCTGCGCTGCGTCCACCACCAGCTCGATCGGGGTCGCGGTGCCGGCGCGACCGTACCCGCGGAAGAGGAATGCCGCCTTCGCATCGTCCGGCATAGACAGCGCGATGGCCGCGGCTGCGACGTACGGATCGACGGTCACGGCGAGCGGGGCCTTGCCGTTGAGCTCCGTCGGCAGCGCGCGAAGCACGCTCCCGATCTTGACGGCGCGAAGCATGTCGGCGAGCGGCGTGGGGTTGGCGCCGTCCAGTTGGTTCTTGAGGGAGGTGGGCGAAGTCGTGAGGCTCATCTCTGTTGTCTCCTGAGTGGGAGGCTACACCTACTGTAGCCCAGCCGCGTAATATTCGACGGTAGCCGAGCCCATCACCTCGACGAGGGTGATGGGATGAGCGGGGTCTGCCTCTTCGAGGGTCGCTCCGCCGAGGTAGCGGATCTTGGGCGTCACGTCGCCCAGGTACGTGAGGCGCACCTGTACCGGCGTGAGCGTGCGCACGTAAAGCGTCTGCGCCTGCGTCACGGATCCGCCTGGGCCAACCCCCCCGAGCGCGACGAAGGCGACGGGGCTGATGACGTTCGCGACCATCACCCCCGTGTCCACGTTGTAGGCCTTCTGCGGCGGGTTGAGGCCGAAGGGCAGATTGGTGGTGCCGGACGGAAACTGGTTGTCCGTCACCGTGGTCGGCCCCGCCAAAAGCGTGGCCGTGAGTTGAACCGCCCCGCCGCTCACTTACTTGCCGCGCGAAGCGCTCGAGGAGCTGGACTTGCTGAACGGGTTCGAGCGACTTGAGGCGCTCGACGCGGACGACGCGCTGTCGGCTGCGGGCGACCCGCTGTTGCCCGGCCCGCCCTTGGCCTGAGAGCCTACGCCCATGCCGTGCGCGGGGAGGGAATGCGGGGGGTTGTGCAGGCGATACGGCGCGGCGGGCTGCGGGCCGGGCGCGTCACCCGAGACCACCGCGCTCACGGGGCCCGGGTCCGCCTTCAGGATCTCGCCCCCGACGGGGATCTCCTGCGGATTGCCGAAGACCTCGCGCCTAGCCTCGCTCTGCGGCCGGCTCTCCTTCGTGAAGTCACGCCCGCCGGTGCGCGGCGCGTTGCCGAGCGGATTCTTGATGAAGTCGTGAGCTCCACTCGCGCCTCCACCCGTCGCCGCCGGCTGTCCATTCGACGTAGCGAACGGGGGAGCGTTGGTAGCGTGCACTTTTCCATCCTGCGGCATGACCTTGTCTCCTTACTTGAGCTTCATCGGCTTGTGGTCGACGCCGAGAACCGGCTGCGGCCATGCGATGTCGGGCGTCTTGGCAGGCGTATCTGCTTCTCCGCACGGAAGCGGCTCGCCGGTCTTCTGGGAGTGCACCACGTGCGTTCCCTTTTCGGCTGCCGCAGCCTCGTGCTTCTCGTTGACGTTTCGTAGCGGAGTCTCGACGGTGCGGAACGGCTTGCCGGCCATGCCTAAAGTGGTATCAGCCGCCGCCCTTCCCCGCAAGGCGACCGAACTGCCCCAAAGGCACTGTCGTCATGTTGGGGCGCCCAGGAGGGGCCCCCTTTCGGCCTTCGTAATGCCACCGCGCCGATATCTCCCCAGCCGAGCGCCAGCGAAGATTCCCAGGGATCGGCCACGCGATTCGATGCGGAACCACGACCTCACGGTCGTTGGGGCGGTTGGGGGGATGCTGGTATATCCCCTCCCACCATTCGAACGCCTCCGCCGGGCGTCGAATCTGCCCATGCACCGCGTACGAGTCGGCCCCCGTGCGATCGTCGAACGTCGCGCTAAGGATCTTCGTCATGTCGCCTAGCTGCTCGTCCGCCGCGCGCACGCTCTCCCATGACGCACGGTTGTACGCGCCCATAACCTCCGTGCGCACGATCCTCTCTGCCCAGTGCGCGGGGGCTTGCTGCAGGAACGGCGACTTGTCCACGAGCGCCGCCCGCATCTCCTCCCACGTCTTCCCCGTGAGCATCCCGAGCTGGAGCTCGCGTTCGAATTGCTCGACGGTCGCGACGGAGTAGCGCTGCAGGATGCCCGCGCGTTCGTCGGTTCCCATCAGGCGATGCAGGATGCTCGCCTCCGTGCCCATCTTCGCGGCGTCGAACATGGACGCCTCGTGCAGCGGTAGCGGCTTCACGATCCCACGAAACTCCTCGCCCGCGTGGTGGAGGTACTTGAGGGTGTGCGCGCCGGCCGCCTCCGCTGCTTCCTGCCCGTTGTCCAACACCGTTGTCTTCAGCCCGCGTTGCAGCGTTCGCAGCGTCGCACGAACCTGGTGCAGCGCTGACCGCATCTGTACCGCTGAAAACGTGCCCTTTCGCGCGCCCCCGAGCCCCTCCGCTTGACGAAGGCGCTTCGTTAGGTCGCGCTCCGCGTCCTCGAGCAGCGCGCGCGTCGCGCGCTTACCCTTCGTCTGCACCATCTCGATGGCCGCGCGGCGGTTCGCGGCGAGCGTCGCGATGACCTCGGGCGTGGGCACGAGCTACTTCCCAGGCGGGCCCTTAGGCGGCCCACCGGCGCCGGGCGGCTTGCCGCCGCCAGGGGGCGCGTCCTTGCCGTCGTCATCGCCGGGGATGTTCATGGTGCGGTGGACCTTCATACCCGCTCCACCGGGAAGCTCGTGCGTCGCCGCGACACGGCCGCCGGCTCCGCCGTCCGCGTCCGAGAACATCTCCTTCTGCTTCGATTCGATGTCCTGTTGCTGCTTCTGCACGCGCCCCCACTCCTCGTCCGGCGTGCGTCCGTACGACGCCATCGCGATCTCGACGGCGGTCTGCGTGGACATGAAGGGCTGTTGCCCCACGGCCAAGGACAACGTGGTAACGGTCTTCTGCTGATCGTCAGGCGTCGGCGAGAAGTAGGGACCCCAGACCATCTCCAGCTCCCCCCCGTCGTCCGCAGACCCGGGCGTGCGCTGGATGATTCGCGGCTTCGGTTTCGCCGGTGCTTTGGCTGCGCCGTTGTCGTTGCTACTGCTGTCGGTGCTCGCGCTGCCTGCGCTGGAGGAATCGCTGCCGCCCGCCGGCGGCTGGTCCATCACGATGCGCGGCGGGAGCTTGACCTCCGCCGGCACTTCTTCCTTCTGCCCGTTCTCGTGGTAGATGGTGATGAGCTTCGTGGGCGCGAGGCGGGCGACCGCAAGCATGTCGTCCAGGAGCCGCTTCATGCCGCTCCCGTACTGCTCGCGCAGCATGTCGCACTTGCCGAGCATGGGGGCGTAGATGACCTTGAGCGCGACGCTGGACACGCCCTGCCCGGCCACCTCGTTCGGGTCCGGGATGATGCACTGCGCGACTTCGAGCGCGGCCCGCCGCTTCGCCTCGAAAAGCTTCAGCCCCGCCTCGATGCTCGTGCCCTGGAGCTCGAGGTACTCGGCGTCGCCGTCCGGCCCGACCACGAGCGCGTTGTCCGACCCCTTCTTGATCCCCATCCTGTTGATGAGGTCCGGGTCAACCTTCAGCTTCAGCGTAGGGTCGAGGTTCAGCGTCGCCCCGCGCGTGATCACGCTCAGCACGAGATCCATCGAGTCGAAGGACTCGTAGAGGCCTTCGTAGTCGGGGAGCCCGTCGATCTCCTCGCTCGGGATGTTCTGGATCCACACGACGTGCGTCAGCCCGTCCTTGTGCTCCACGCTGCGGTCGAAGTCGGGGCGCCACGCGTCGACAGGGTCCTCGCCGTTCTTGAACTCGACGGTGTTGAACAGGATGTCGGCGTTGGGCGTCCAGTCGCGGCGATACCAGAAGAGCTTCCGCACGTATCGCTTCTTGGACGAGTCCCACACGTCCTCCGGGTACAGGTAGCACTCGGTGCAGTGCTTCGGGATGAGCAGCTCCCGGTCCTCCCACGAGTGGACGTACATGTTCTTGGCGTTGTGGACTTCGACGCGCGGCTTCCCGTTGACGTAGGCCCACGACAGGACGCCGGTGCCGGTCGCGCCGCCGAGATTCCGCGCGCGAATCATCTTGGCAGGCAACGAAGCTGCGCGCGCGAGCGCTTGCGTGTAGTCCTGCGCGTCGTCCGCCCCCTGAATGCGGATCAGCGGGAAGCGGTCCTCGCCGAAGATCAGATTGGTGAAAGCGTTTACGACGACGCGCGGCAGACGGTACGGGCTCGACGGACGGCGGGCACGAAGCGGGATGTACCAGGCCGCGCGCTCGCTCGAGATGAGCGGCTGCGTGACCGACGACCCCGCGCCGGTGTTCTGAATCACGCGCCCGTCGAAGTCGAAGCGCTTATAGTCGTGCTGCGTGCAGTCGTAGTAGGACTGGCGGCGGTCGAGGTCGCGCCGGCGCTCGGAGTCGAGAATCGCGCGACCGCGGAAGGTGCCCATCGGGCCCATGGTCGTGTTCTCGGCGCCGAAGCTCGAGACGGAGAATGCGGAGGACATCGCCATTGCCATGGCTTATTCCCCTACTCTAGCCCAAGGCGCTTGCGCTCGTTCGCGAGTCGCTCCTGGACGCTCCCCGTGAGCGGCTTGGGGGCGGGCGGAGGAGGGGGCTTCGGCGGCGCGGCCAGGCCTTCGTTGATCATGCGCCAGGACTCTTCGCTGAGGACGACGGGCGGCACGTGCTGAGGATTGATGGGTACGTCCTCGTACTCTTCCACGGCCCCAGCGCGAGGTAGCTCGTCGCCGAGCACGCGCACCGCCAGACGCATGAGCCCCTCACCTATGACCAATCGCGCGCGTCGGAGAAGCCCCATCACGCCACCAGGGGCAGCGCTCGCTGAGCCTGCAGCACGTAGTTTTTGAGGTACGCGTCGGACCGCGCGACGTTAGCAGTGCGCCACTCGGCCACGCTGCCGTCGAGGAACTGAGCATCGGAAGTCGTCTCGCCGAGCATCTCCCACGGCCCATGCGTGCCGAAGTCGATCGGCTGTCCGCCGCTCGCAATTGTGACACCCGTGAATTGACCGTTGAAGTAAAGCCGCGCGCCCGCGCCGGACGTGAACGTCAGAGCAAGATGCGTCCACTGGTTGAGCGGGATCGTGAACACGCTCCCAGTGACTGAGGCGAGCACCTGTCCCGAGTTCAAGACGCCCACATTGGTGATATATCCCTGCCAGTCGCCCGCCGCTGCGCCCCCCGCGGGGGGTTCGATCATCACGAGCCCGGCGGCGATGAACGGAGCGACCCACGCCGTCGAGCTATAAATCTTGTAACAGAGCACCTGCGTACCGCCGCCTCCGGCTGGATACGACCGTGGGTTGACCCAGCCGTGCATCGTGAACGCGGCCGCGCTCTCGCCGACGGTCGTAGAGAGAGGGTTCGCCGGCCACGCCGACACTCCCCCAGGATCGGGAGCAAAGAGGATGTTGGGCTGACCAAGAATGCCGTGCGAGTAGCCGACTCCTGTCGGACTGACGGCGGCGTCCCCCGTCGTGTCGCCGCCACGCCCCGCATGCGTAGAAAGAACGAGGGCGCCGCCAGCGCCGCTGTTCGCGAACCCCCCACCGACGTTGCGCGCCGCCTCCGAGAAGCTCCAACGAATCTGATCCGCGGCGTCGACCGGCGGAGTAGTCGGGTAGCTGATGCGCACGATGCGCCACGTACCCCCGTCGTACTCGAACGTCACCGCGACGCCGCCGCCAACGATCGCGTACGTGCTCGCGAGAGCCGAGCCGATCGTATGACCGTTGCCGACCACGGACACGCCGAAGGAGAGCCCGGAGGCGTCGTCGATGCACACGCACACCTTCGCCCCCGTCGTCGGCGCCGCGGGCATCGTGCAGGTGCGCGACGCCGTCAGCCCCGAAAAAAGGACCAGCGTGTTGACCGTGCCTGAGAACGCAGCTTGGTTCGCGTTGCCGGGCGAGAGGACCGTGTCGATACCTGAGCCCCCGCCCGCCAGCGTGTCGACGAAGCGATCGTAGGCTTCCTGGAACGGCGCCCATCCACGCAGGTTGATGACGCCGCCGATGCGAAAGTTGAGCATCTGGTCGGTGGCACGGTATGGCGGGATGATGCGCCCGCTAGCCTCCGCGACCTGGAACACGCGGAAGTCGTCAGCCTGCGCCGTTCCGTCCACGCTCACGACACGCAGGTGGATGCAGTAACCACCAGTCCTGTCGGGGGTGAACGCGAAGGTCGGCGTAGGGCCTTGCTGCGCGAAGACAGGAACAGCGGGGGGCGGCGGCGACACGGGGGCAACGGCACTCGTCGGGGGCACGTCGAAAATCTCGAACGCCCAGGTCCCCACGTTGGCGTTGTTCCCGTTGCTCACTACGACGGACGCGCCGGTGATGCCGATGACGGCTATGCCTGGGAGGTCCGTCGTAGCCCCCTGCGTGAACTTGATCGCTGCCGCAACAGCCGTCATGACGTGGCCTCCAGGGTCACGGAATCGACGCTACAGGAGCGACCACCACGTCGTAGGTTCCGTTGGGCGCGCCCGCGCCGGGGTCGGCAACGAAGATGTAGAGCGCCAACGAGCCCGCGGTGGGGGCCTGCTGGTTCGCTTGAGTGGGCACCGGCTCGAGCGGGCGGATGCAGTCGAAGAAGGTGATCTGCCCGACCACGAGAGTCCCCGTGGAGAGCTGGTACCAGGCCTGCGTCTGGTCCTCCCAGAGGTACACGGTCGTGGCGAACGTCTGCGCCCCCGGCGCCCCCACCCCCGTGTACTTGAGCCCAATCGCGAGCCGGTGCGCGGGGAACCCCGCGGTCGTGTCCCACTTCGCTACGAGCAGGTTGGTGGTCGTGCTCTGGTTGGGCGGCCCGGCGACGGGCGGGTTCGTGTCGGCGCCGAGCGTGATGGCGGGAGGGGCCGCCGGCTTCACGCGCGAGAACTTCAGATGGAAGCGCAACGGGGACCTCCTACTCAGCCGAGAGACTAGCTGCTACCCACACGACGCGAAAGCCCTGCGCGTTGCCGTACAGCGCGAAGTTGTAAAAGCCGTCCTGGACGGGGCGCACGATGGCGTTGCCGCCGACCGTCCACCCTCCATGTACGTCACGCCGTCCAAGCTCGCGAATGTCGATGGGCGACGGCTCTCCCTGCAACCCCACGTGGAGCGCGGAGCCCTGGCTGCTGTCCGCAGCGAGGCGCAGGAACCCGTTGAACTTGCCACCCTCGTCGACCTTGTCCGCGATGGCGGGGTCGGGCGCGATGCGCGCGCACCAGTGAAGGAAGAAGTCCTTCTCCTTCAGGCAGTAGAGCGTGAGGGGGCAAGCCATGCGCGGGGCCTGGTAGTCGAGCGGCCATCCGGCACCCCATGAGCGCTTCGCAAACCCGCCCACCCCGGCCAGCTTGAACAGCTCAGGGTTCACAGGAAGCAGCGCGACGCCGCGTGCCTCGAGCTGCCGCGCCCTGTTGCCGTCGACGAGAGACCCGTCCCAGTACTCGTTGGTCGGATCCCACACCACGATCCAGTGCTTGTTTGCCATGCTTGTGCGCCTCTGCCGCAGTATCGCACCGCGCAGCGCGAGGGGCTAGGGGCTGTATGGATGCGTGCGCAAGTACGCGTCAGCTAGCCCATGTGCAAGACGTCGCGTGAGGCGCGCCCACGCCCCCTCAGGGAGGGCCACGGCCAACTTCGCTTGCTGGTCCGGGCTCGCGCGCTTCGGGCTCAGCCCCGCGCGTACCCACGGCCCATCGTGCAGCTGCCATACGCCCCACGCCTCGCCCCCGTCACACCACGTAGCAGGATGCGCGGTGCGCCACGCCGCGTCGTTACAGTCGAAGTTGACCACGTGCTCGCGATACCCGCTCTCCTCGAACGCGAGCGCGACTAGAAACGTGCACCGCTTCACGTCGCCCCCGCAATTGTTGGCAGTCGCTTCGGCCCACGGCCGCAGAGCGTCCTCCGACGGGCGGATGTTGGCGGGGATTGCAGCACACCATGCGATCATGGCTGCGAGTAGGTACTGGAACATGCAGCATCTCCTTTAGCGAGAAGCCGAAAGCTCCTCACGCCGCGGAAGACTTGTCAAGCTCCGTCTGGATCGCGGACTTCGTCTGCGGACCTACGATACCGTCGCCGTCTTGAGGCACGAACGCGGCTTGGAAGGCTCGCACGGCCGCCAGCGTCTTGGGCCCCCGAATGCCGTCGACGAGGCCCGGGTCGAACTCCGGCTTCCCCAGCTTGACCGCCAGGTACTTCAGCGCGTCCTGGTACCCGATGACCGTCGACAAGTCGAAGGTCGGCGGTCCGGGCGGCGCGGGCACGGACCCATCGGGAGTCCATGCCGAGAGTGCAACGGCGATGCCGGGCACCAGTCCCTGCAGCGCTTGCGCGTAGTCGTTGATGTTGGCCTGCGCGCCGCCAGGCTGATGCGGGTTGTGGACGCCCTCGTAGTAGTGCGTCTGGTACATGGTGGCGGCGAGCTTGTACGCGTCGCCCACGAGCGTCGCGTCCTGCGCTCCCTCGAGCGTGAGACGACACGAGGCGCGCTGCTCGGCAAGTACGTGCACGAACAGGGTCGCCCCGCCCTCATCCGTCGCGAATGCCCAGAAGTACACGAAGTACCAGCCCGTAACGGGGCTCGAATCGACGTGGAGTGCTTCGTGGTCCAGCGGTGGGCATGAGCCATTCGCGATGGCCTGCGCGATGGTCCCGCGCGCGGCCGCCACGTTGTGTGGGTTCGCCGTGATGCCCGCCCGCGAAAGCGCCGCGCGTTCCTGCACATTGAGGGTCCGCTTCTGGCATGCGCCCCAGTTGTGCTCTCCCGACCAAGCGTCGCCGCACGCCGTCTCATGCTGCGCGACGGCGAGCCCGAGAATGACGTTGGCCTTGCTCGGCCAGGCCCCGAACTTGTTTTTCCATCCGGCCGCGTACGCGTCGGCCTTTGCCGGCCACCGCGGAACCGACGCGCCGAGCAGCGCCGCGGACTCGGTAGCCGGGTCGATCGGCTCCCCCGTGACGTCGACCCAGGGGTTGCCGGCGCCAGTGAACATGATGTCGGTGGGGTTGCTGGGGTCGGTCATTTACGCGCCTCCGCTCGGGGTGAACCAGTCTGAGCACGCGCGGCTTGGATCGTCCAGCGGCGTCGTGCCGTCTTCTTCCGTCAGAAGCGTACCCCCGTGCCAGCTCACGTACTGGGGCGACTTGCAGTGATGCGCGCCCTGCGCGTCCGTGAAGTGCGCCGTGCAGTTGGCGCAGGAGAAGGGCCCCGTCCCCCCACGCGCGAGCACCATGTAGGGCTTGTGCCCTTTGGGCAGGCTGAACGTCGCGCCCTCAGGCAAGACGCGAAGACGCTTGCGCGACCACTGGTCGAGCCCGGCCACGAACCTTCCTTACGGAACGACGTTGAAGAAGAGCGACACGGACAGGTGGCCCGTCGTCGCGTGCGCGAGCGTGTCTCCGGTCGCCGTGAGGGTCATCTGAAGTTGCTGCCCCCCTCGAGACGGGAAGGGGTTGCTCCCCTCCAGAGCCTGGACACCCGTGGCGGTGAAAACGTCGGTCGTCGCCAGGATCGCGCCCGCCGTCTCGCCCGTGTTCTGCACCTTCGCAGTGCACGCGGACAGGGTGCCCCCGGTGATCGTCGCGATGACGTTGATCTCGGCGCTCTCGAGGCGCGCATTCGCCGGCAACGCCGCCCCGATGTTGAACGCGGCCCCGGAGGTCTGCGCTTGGATGGTCGCCAGCGGCAGATCGACCGTGACGTGCTGAAGCGCAGCGCCCGTGACCGAGGACGAGTACGCCGCCAGCATGACCTTGTCGCAGAGGTCCTCGTTCGCGCCCTTGTTCGCGCGAAGATTGGCAACGATCGCGGCGGCCGCAGCCACCGTCGTGTCGGTGG